GGTCATTTCCCGCTCAGTTGGGCGAAGTTTTTTTTAGCCTCCACATCCGTCTTTACGTTCAGTCCCCACAGTTCTATCAATTGTGGCAGAACCTGATATATTGAAAAAGTGTTGAAACCGTCCAGCCACTCGTCCACCTCATTGGGAATCTGCGGGTCGGCGTGCTTCGCCATCGTGTAGGCGATATTCTCGAACATCTCCAATGAGAATAAATCGAGGTTGGAGTTTTCCTCATCCCCCTCCCCTATGCTCTTTTCCAGAATCCGCAAATCCTTATAAATATCCCTCTGAAATTTTAGTCTGTAAATACGCGGAATTGCCGCCGATGCCTTGAACAACACATCCTGCCCGTCAATCTCTATCTTCCTAACAATGCTCATATCCTTTCAGCCTCCTTTATCCCTGTCCTTCTGTTTCCGCATCCACTGCTTTGGGTTCCGGCAGATACACGCTCTTATACCAGTTGACATACGTCTCCGCAGATGTCTTATTGCCCGTCTTGGCCTTCACATAGCCGCTTGCCAGCGGCCTTGCCTTGATGGTCAGCGTTTCCGTCTGCACCTCCCGGCTCTCCTCATTGGTCTTGCCCTCGATCTTGGGGCGGCTTGCGGAACAGTTATACAGCACATGGCGTATCTTTCGGATATCCCCGTCAAACTCGAACAGCAGCGCAAAGGCCGCCGTCTCGGAATGGGCGTTCTCCACCAGCACTTCATTATTGTCCGCTTCCTCTTTCAGCACGTCCGTGCGGAAACTCTCCGGGATGAGTGCAAGCTCCAAATCGCCGTCATAGCCCATGTTGTTGGCTATGATGTAATACTCGATGCCGTCCGCATAGAACGATTCCGGCTCACCGTTGGGGTCCAGGGCAATGGAAACTGCTCCGGGCATTGCCACGGGAGTCTCAAACCCGATCTCCCCATTCTCCTGTGTTTTCTGCAAAGCGTAATGGCAGTTGCAGATATTGAATTTCACTTTATTGTTGTTCTTCATTTCAGACCTCCATTTCATACAGGACTTCGTACAGCTTTTCCGACTCAATCCACGTTTCCGATTTCCCGTAAAAGATACCATGTTTCAGCAGCACAGCCTCTATGGTTTCTTCCAGTTCCGGGTTCTTCAAATCGGTGTACAGTTCAATGTCAAGTTGGTTGATTTTGAAATATGCGATCCCGTCCGCCGAAAAATTGTCGGCTTTGGGATATAAAAATACGAGGAAAGGCGGCTCCGGGGATTCGCCCTCGACAAAGTGGTCATAGGCAAAAGGCAATCCCATCTCGCCTACCATTTTTATCACATCATCATGGCTCATCCCTCCAGCCCCCTTTTAATCCCTTCCTCCAGTTCCCGGATGCCAGCCTGTTCCGCAGGGGCGATATGGGGGAATGCCCGGACGCGCCCGCCGCCACGCTTGGCATGGCCTTTCTCCAAGAGGTGGGTGAGCTGGTAACGCTTTTTGTTATGCACCACCAGTTCCAGCGAATTGGCGGTCTCTTTCTGCTTCTTTACCGCCCACCCCTTTTTGTACTGCCCCGTCCGTACCGGGGCATTGGCTTTTACCTCGGACTTGACCGTGTTCCCGGCTTTGGTGACGCAGTCCTTCATCACGTCCGTGGCAAGCCCTGCATACTCGATCAGGCCGTCCATGACCGCCTCCGCCATCTGCTCGATGGATACTTTCTTTTCAGACATTCCTACCTCTTTTCCAAAGCCGCCCGCAGCTTTATGGTCTTATTCTGATATTTCACGTTGTCAATGAACGTGATGTTATAGACCTGTCCCCGGAAGATAATGCGGAAATGCTCCGTATCTATTTCCTTTATCTCAGAACAGTACCGTATGAGGAAGAACACTTCCTTCTCCGCATTAAGCTGTGCCGCCTCCCAATACTCCTTCCCGGAAAGGTTGTTCACATAGGCATGGCAGGTGTAATAATCCACCCATGATAAAATGTGGTTTCCCGCCTTGTCATTGCCCGCCTCGCTTTTCTGAATAATGATCTTGTCCTTCCATTCCCCAAGCGCCATCAGAACACCTCTTTCCGTATGCCGAATAAAAGGGAGCGCAGCGTACCCACCAGTTCCCCGTGGTCGGCCTGCTCCCGGTGTTCATAAAGGTAGGCGGCGGCATAGAGGACGGCAATCCGCACCATCGGGAGGTGCGCTTCCAGTTCCGATTTCTCCATCCGCGCCACATCTGCACACAGGCTTTCCCCGGTCTCGACCAGCCCGGAAATGAAATCATCCTCATCCGCACTGTCCACCCGGAGATACTGTTTCGTTTCCTCCAATGTCAGGACTGCCATCCATGCCGCCTCCTTTCTTATGATGCCGCTGATGCAGTTTTCTTCACGGTCATGATCTTTACCGCTTCGGCAAGGATCAGCTTGCCGTCCACCCTCTGGCTTGCCAGGAATCCCACCTGCCCGGTGGCCGCAAACAGTTCATTCAGACGCTTGAAGGAGCGCCCCTGCCTGTCGGCAATCCAGTAATAGGAAAAGTCACCGAAGGCCATTACCTTATTTCCCGCCGCTGCTTCCGGCACATAGGATGAGGTGTGGTAAGGGCGGTTTAAGATCATGTCCGGCACGCCCGCCTGCACGGAAGGCTGCCAGATATAATTCCCGTTATTATCTTTCAGTTTCCGCAGGGCTTTCACGGTGGTATCATTCAGCAGCCACACCGCCTTTTTGCGGTAAGGCGCTTTCAGGGAATAGAATAAATCCATCACGTCATCAAAGGTGATGTTGGCGGTTGCCGTGGTCACGCCATCGGAAGCGCCGCCCGCAGCGTTCAGGATGCCCGTGGGCTTGCCCTTGCCGTCCCCAATAAAAAAGGCTTCCTCCTCCTTGGTGCCGATCCTTCGGCCAAATTCCTTAGAGATGTAAGCCTCTAAGTTGAATACATTGTCATTCAGTAACTCGTCCGATACCTTGATCATGGTCGCCACCTTGAAAGCGCCGATGGAGACCTGCCCGAAGGAATCATCCGATTCCGGGTATGCCCCTTCCTCGTCAATCCATGCCGCCTCGCCTTTGGACGCCACCACGGGGATTTTCCTGTCGCCGCTGGAGGTCTGGATTACCGTGGCAAGCCCGCGGAAACAGTTTTCTTCCTCCAGTGCCTCCACCAGCGTATGCTCGAACTCGTCCGGCACAAGGTAGCCGCCCTCGGAATCCGTCCCCACCTGCAGGGCGTTCTCCACATCGAAGAAATTCTTCCTCCGCATGGCGTTCCAGAACGTCCTCCTGTAATTATCCGTTGCCCTGCCTGTCTTTTCCTCCCCGTCCGGGTGGTTGTTCGGCTTGTTGGTGATTGGCTCGGAGGTAGGTTTATTCAGTTCCGCGTCAATGGCGGCCTGCCGCTCCAGGCGCTTGATCTCCTTCCCCAAATCCACCACTTCCTTCTCCATCTTCTCATAGGCGGTGGTGTCCTCTGCGGAAAGCAGACCGTCCTCTCCCCTCTTGCTGTCGAGGAACTTCTTCGCCGCCTCCCATGCCTTTGCCCGTTTTTCCCTCAGTTCCAAAATCTTGCTCATAACATTTCCCTCCATAAATTTTTAATGTGATAACAGTTGCAGCCTCTTTTCCAGTTGCTCTATGGGTACTTTCGCCTCCGTCTTTTTCGGAATCAGTTTTGTCAGCAGGGAGTTGGTCACCGCCGTCCGGGAGAACATCAGCCCCTCTGCATCTTCTTCCGTATCTTCCTTCCCGTGCAGGATGCCGTCCGCAAAGCCCAGCTCCACGGCCTTTTTCGCATTGAACCAGCTTTCCGCATCCATGAGGTGGGATATCTTCTTGCGGTCCATCCCGGTCTTGATCTCGTAGGCGTTCATGATGCCCTCTTTCACTTCATTTAACATCTCCCCCGCCTTCTGCATCTCCTTGGAATCCCCAATGGCTACCGTAATCGGATTGTGGATCATCATCATGGCAAGGGGCGACATCAGCACCGTGGTACCCGCCATAGCGATGACGGACGCTGCGGATGCTGCCAGCGCGTCCACCTTCACTGTCACATCGCCCTTGTACTCCATGAGCATGTTATAAATCTGTGCCGCGGCGTACACATCGCCGCCCGGTGAATTGATCCACACGGTGATGTTCCCGCTCCCGGCATTCAGTTCCTTTGCGAACAGCGCGGGCGTCACCTCATCCCCGTACCACGTCTCATCCGAAATCTCGCCGTTCAGCACAAGGGTGCGCTCCTCCTCACCCCCTGCATCGTTTTTGATCCAGTTCCAGAACTTCCTTTTCATTCCTGCTAACCTCTCTTTCTGCATAGAAAAAACAGGCAGAACATTCCGCCTGTTTCTATATCTTTATTCCTCCTGTGACTCCCCCGGAATTCTCCCG